AGGTAAACTAACTGCATCGCCACAAAATACGATCGAAGGAGAAGAGTATGTTCTTGTAGTATCAGATGATTCACTGAAACATGTAAAGGATAGGCACCAAGATGCAGCTGCCCCCGGCTCTCTATTTGATCCCGGACTGGATCTAAGGAGCGCAATGCAAAACTTGTTGTCTCAAAAGCCAGATGAAGCCTCTGGTGGTAGAGTAAAATGGCTGGGCGCCGACACCGGAAGGCAGGTTGGAAAAATGGGCGTAAAGCTTGCAAACCCGGAAGAAGTCGCAAAAATGAAAGACTACAAAATGCCCGGTGGAAGAAATGAGATAGTTAAAATTACTACTGGGGAAAGAGAGCCGACAAATAAAATAAGTTTAATTACTGCAGAGCTTGGAGATTTAGGTGGTAAAAAATTATTATCATTAATTACTGCGTTTCCTGGTGGCACTGAAATCGATGGTAAAGAAATACCATTCGATAGAAACGATCTTGCCAAAGCAGGATTTTATTTTGTGGTGCCTCAAGTATAAAAAATATTAAAACAAAAGGTATACAATGCTCCCACTTGATGATAAAAAACTAAACGAAATAGCAAAACTCGAAAAAGCAATAAAAGAACGCTGGGGTGAAGAAGCAATCAAAACACCTCAAAGTGGATGGGACGAGACCAAAGAAAAAGACTACAAAGAACAACGAAAAGAGTTGGCTCAAAAAATCCAATCTAATGACGCCGAGACTTTAGAAGAACAAAAAGGATTTTTTATTACAAAGAGACTACTTAGTAAAGAAAGCAAATCTAAATGCCCTATTTGCTCTTCACAGATCAAGACCTTAAAAGACGAAACTTGTAAAACTAAATGGGATTCTTGTTTCAAGTGTTATGTTCAGTGGATTGAAGGAAGAGAAGAGAGGTGGAAAGAAGGATGGAGACCAGATGAAGATCACAAAAGCAAGATTAGTTGAGGCCATCAAAGAAGAAATAGCCGGCCTAGACGAGGCAACCTTTGGAGGTCTTTTTGGCCGTGGCGAGAAAATCCCACTCCAAAGACCACGAAGAGGTCCGAGCGGAGCGGACGATCTAGATATTCGTGCTGCCGAGATCGAAGTCGGTGATTCCACTGCTGGGCTTAACAGAGGACAGATGAAGGCATACAGCGCTGCAATTGCAGATGCTGCTGCAGGCGCTGCCAAGATGGATGCCGAAACTTCACAAAAAGACTTTGAGCGTGTTATGGGCTGGGCAAATGATCAGGGCATAGCAACAGAAAAAGACATTGCACGAGCAGTGCTTGATGCAATAAAAACAATGGACAGTGGTATGATAGCCAAGATCCAAGAGCCTCTTCTTAATGACGAAGATTTCATTGAGGAGCTTGCAAATAAGATATCTCAATACAAGCACACTCCGGGAGAATAACAAATGACACCAGTCCAAGCACTAGCACAAGCAGCCGCACTAGCTTACGATGGCGGTACCGACGCCAACGGTGACCCACTTAAGATTGGCCTTCGCCGTGAAGAGGGCGATTTCATTAAAGATAGCCGTCACATGGACGGATTTACTGTTCGTACTGCTGGCGACATTCTTACAATTACTTATCAAACAGACATCAAGCTTAAAGAAGTTTATGGCGGTGGTTTTGAAGAAGAAATGGAAAGAGTTATGGCTGATATCGCCAAATACCTAACCAACCGAGCAAGCCAGATACTTGGAAAGCGTGTTAGTCTTGGCGCAGACGGTGAAGTTGACGTACTTGTTCAGTCAACATCAAATGTGCGAGTTGTTGCAACTGCGATCAAGAAGTACAGGATTAACGGAATGAAGGGAATAGATGAGAACCCTCCTATTCCGGCACAAGATAAGTTGATGGAGACTTACCGCCGCTTTGCTAAGGGCGCTAGGAGCCTATAACTAGTGTGCTTAGTAAAGAACAAGTAATAAAAGAGATTGTTAGGTGCGGCAAAGATCCCAACTATTTTATTGAGAACTATGTTCGCATCTCTCATCCCGAAAAAGGTCCTATACCATTTAGGACTTACCCCTTCCAGAAAGACCTTCTTCAAGATTATAACGCTTACCGCTTCAACATAATCTTAAAAGGACGTCAGCTTGGTATCTCAACAATAACCGCAGCATACTCTGCGTGGCTTATTCTTTTCCATAGAGAAAAGAACATTCTTGTTGTTGCGACCAAACTCTCAACAGCCGGCAACCTGGTTAAAAAAGTTAAGTTCATGATAAAGAACTTACCACCTTGGTTGCAAATAGCTGATATAGCAATAGACAACAGAAACTCATTTGAGTTAACGAACGGCTCACAAATAAAGGCTTCTTCAACATCAGGAGATGCCGGCCGTTCAGAAGCACTATCACTTCTAGTAGTGGATGAGGCTGCTCACGTTGATGGCTTGGACGAGCTTTGGAAAGGCTTGTATCCAACACTATCAACCGGAGGTCGCTGTATTGCCTTATCAACACCAAACGGGATTGGCAATTGGTTTTATCGTATGTATTCCGACGCCGATGCTGGCCTAAACGACTTCCACCCAACTAGTTTGCCTTGGGACGTTCACCCTGAGCGTGATGAAGAATGGTATAAAAAAGAAACAAGAAACATGACCAAAAAGGAGATAGCACAGGAGTTAGAATGCTCCTTCTTATCTTCAGGTGAGACTGTTATTGATGCTGAATATTTAGAATGGGTATTTGCGCAAGTCCAAGAGCCCCTATACAGAGACGGCTTTGATAGAAACCTTTGGATTTGGCAAGAATACGATCCAGCATCAAAATATTTTATGGCTGTTGACGTTGCTAGAGGTGACGGCGAAGATTATTCTGCTTTTCACGTTTGGAACATTACCACAAATGAAATAGTTGCAGAATACCAAGGAAAAGTCGCCATAGATATGTATGCCAATATGGTACATCAAGCCGCAACAAGATATGGCACGTGTTTGGTTGTTGTAGAAAGTAATAATATTGGTTTTATGCTTATTGACAAGTTGAAAGATCTAAGATATAATAACTTATATTATTCTAAGGGAGATGGATTTATTGATCCTTTAATAGCAGAAAACACTGCCGGCGCAACACCCGGCTTTGCTACTTCTTCTAAGACAAGGCCATTAATCATCGCTAAAATGGAAGAAATGATCCGCAACCAACTAGTTATAGTGAGATCTAAGAGATTATTTGGAGAATTTAAAACTTTCGTCTGGAAAAATGGCAGACCTCAAGCAATGAGATCAAAGCACGATGACTTGGTAATGTCTTTTGCAATTGCTTGTTGGATTAGAGACGCCGTATATGAAGAAAGCGCTTATGACCGAGAAAAATCAGAGAAAATGATGAACGCATTCTTTACAGATAAGAGAGAACTAAATACAACTATCCCTGGAATGATTGGCCACTTACCAGTTATAAAATCAAAACAGGCCAGCGAAGCAAAAAAACAACAGCAACAATATTCTTGGCTGTACAAGGGCTAAAAAATGGCATATAAAAAAACAATCATACCTAAAAGAAGTTCAGAAAACACAAGAAACCCGGACAACCCACTTTACAAAGCACTTACCCGGCTCTTCTCAGGTCCAATCGTCAATTATCGACACGAACAGGCAAGAAAATACCGCCGAAAGGAACTTGATAAGTTTAACTGGACTTCTGCATCAGGAAAAGAGTTCAAAAAAGCCGATTACGAGAAAAACTACTCGTTTTACGGCGATTTTATGCTCAATCAGAACCGGAATGATCGATATATTGACTTCGATCAGATGGAGTACATGCCAGAACTAAACTCTGCGCTTGATATTTATGCTGATGAGATGACTACCTCAACGGACATTCGTAAAATGCTTACGATTAACTGTTCAAACCAAGAAATCAAGACAGCATTGCAGATTTTGTTTTATGATGTTCTTAATGTTGATCTCAATCTTTACGGATGGGCAAGAACTCTTTGTAAGTATGGAGACTTTTTCCTTTATTTGGACGTTGATGAAAAACTAGGCATCCAAAATGTTGTTGCTATGCCCCTCAGCGAAATAGAAAGACTGGAAGGGCAAGATGAAAACAATCCAAACTACTTACAGTTTCAGTGGAACTCAGGTGGCTTGACTTTTGAGGACTGGCAAATAGCTCATTTTCGTATTTTAGGAAACAATAAGTATAACCCTTATGGAACCTCTGTTCTTGAGGGCTCTCGCCGTATTTGGAGGCAGCTAACACTTGTAGAAGACGCAATGATGTCTTATCGCATCGTAAGAGCGCCCGAACGCCGAGTGTTTTATGTTGATGTTGGCTCCGTAGCCCCGCAGGACGTAAGCACATACATGCAAGAGGTTATGACCACCCTCAAGCGAAATCAGATCATTGATGCAGACAGCGGAAGAGCAGATCTTCGCTATAACCCAATGTCTGTAGAAGAAGATTACTACATTCCAGTTCGTGGAAGCCAACAAGGAACAAAGATTGAGACATTAGCAGGAGGCCAGTTTACTTCACAGATCGAAGACGTAAAGTACCTTCGTGAAAAACTGTTTTCCGCTATCAAGATCCCACAAGCTTATCTAGTTGCTGGTGAGAATGCAGAAGACCGAACATCTCTCTCACAAAAAGATATTCGCTTCGCCAGAACCATCCAGCGCCTTCAAAAAGCTTTGATTTCCGAACTTACAAAGATTGGAATGGTGCACCTTTATACTTTAGGCTTTAGAAAGTCTGATCTTACAGGCTTCAACCTCAAGCTTAATAACCCGTCTAGGATTGCCGAACTTCAGGACCTAGAAACAATGAAAACACAGTTTGAGGTTGCCTCGTCCGCAACTGAAGGCTTTTTCTCTAAGAGATACATTGCCGAGCACATTTTCAACATCTCACAAGAAGAGTTCCTTCGCAACCAGCGTGA